GAATAAAATGCCAACATTTACAGGAAAAGCATTTGCTAATTTTTATAAAAATATACTAGGGTTGGATCAATCTAGTAACACAGGTGTAGGGACAAGTACTGTTAGGGTGCAGGATGGTGAAGGTAAAAATACAGCTTTAAGGCTATCAGATGATCAATTTACAATACAGCCTGTTAATACAAATGAAACTAGTACTTTTTTAGTAGATCAAGTTGACAGTACTCCTGTTTTTAAAGTAGATACTGCAAATAAATTGGTTGTAGCAGGTGCAACACAAGCTAACGTGCTTACTTTATTTAAAGAAATGGGATTATATGACTTTAGTCCTAATTCAGCAGGTTATCATTATCCACTAATCGCCAATACAATGTTCCCATCAACAGGTACAGAAAACTTTGCACACGATGCAGATTGGGGTAATGGAACTGATCCTGCAACAAGTTTAGATGTATCAGGATTAACGCAACAAGAAAATGCAATAGCAGTTTATTGGTACTTAGAAAACAATATAGCATTAGATTCAGTTAGGTATATGGCAACAGCAGATGGCTCAGATACATTAAATTTTCACTTATTTGCTTATGACTTAGACACAAGTTCTAATCATGGGGATTTGTCAAATGGAACAGTTCATGCAAATGCAAGTGTTTCTGCAACAAACGATACTGTAAAAACAGGAACATTTTCTTTAGATTCTGCAAATATAGATGCAGGAAAAGTAGTTATAGGTTTTGTGGAATCAGATTCAACAACAGATTTATCAGTTAGTTTCAATATAAAATATCACATTAGGTAGGAGATAATTATGGCAATTTATTCGACTATGAGTCGTTCGGAAACAAGAACAAATACAGCTACAAGTACAGTAAAAGAGCATATAAAAGAATTTACTTATTCAGCATCAGATAATGCGCTTTTGCTTGATGTAGAATCAGCTCAAACAGAAGGCTCTGTTAAGGTTGCTGATGTTGGAGAGATAGAGATTGTGAATACTGGAAGGCACTCGGCTTTTGCTATCCTTAATTACAGGTTATGGACTGCTGAAGGAACTATGAGTGGTAATACTTATCAGGTTAATTTTTTATTACGCCCTAATGAGGGTATGGTTGTTCCTGATTGTCCTGCTGTTATTTCAGATGAAACATTAGAGCAATTAGATGGTACTGCTGTGACTAATGCTACTCCTTCTGTTACTGCAAATTATGCTTATGCTGATAGTGGTACAACTATAGATGATGCGAGTTTTGAGGCTGCTGATACTTCAATAACAGTAGATGATGGAGATTTTTTTAGAGTTGGAGATCTAATCCAGTTTGGAATTAATACTACAACTGCTACAAAAATAGAGATATGTAGAGTTACAGCTATTGCCACAAACGTGCTAACATTAGAAAGAGCTTTGTATGGCACTACTGCAAATGACAAGGATGCGCAAACAAATGCAACTTCTGGTGTAGTAGATAATGCTAAAATTTATTTTCCTTTCTTTAATATTTATGGAGGGGAGTATAATCGCTATACGGTTGTTCAAACAGATGCAAATGGTAGATTTCACGCAAAGAACTTTTTTGGCGCAGGTCGAGCAGCAACACATTTAATGGGGATAACCGCAGGTTCGGTCGCAATCAAATTCTTTGATGCAGGCTTCCAAAATTTAACAAATGATGGCGACATAACATCTTCTACAAACTCTGGTTTGACTGGTGGATCAACATATTATCTGTCTGTTTCCATTGATGGTGGAACGACAGACAAGATTACTTTTACGGTAGATTCAACTAATGTTAATTTTGGAGGTGCTAACGGGATTATTGAAAAGCTTCAGACTAGCATAAATGAGCTTTATTATAATCCAGCTAAGAATGGATATGAAAAAAGAGCTTTTGTTAGTATTGTTGATGGAAATTTAAGAATTACAAGCGGTCAAAGATTATCAACGTCTGCAATATCTGTAACAACAAATACAGATGGAACAGCAGGCACAGATGAACTTTTTGATACTTCTAATGTTATTGGTAGATTTCCTGCCACAATACCAACTGCGATAGCTGCAAAGCTTCCAGATGATAATTTATATGATAGCGTTAGTTATTTAACTTCTCCTAATACTGGGGCATTTTGTTACGATAATTCGTATGGTCAGTTAGAGGGTGTATGTGGGGGAACTATCAATTATGAAACTGGAGAGATTAATATAAAAAATGCGCCACCTAATGCTGAATTTGTATATAGCTGCTTGCATACATCTCCATTTTCTGGTAGAAAAAGTGCTACTGATAGCGCAAAGATGAATAGCTTAAAAGCTATATATGGTAATACGCCTAACCAAAAAGGCAAAGCTCAATTAACAATTAAAAGGAGATAGGATGCCAAAAGGTAAAGGAACATATGGTAAAAAGGTTGGCAGACCTAAAAAGAAAAAGAATAGGAGATAAGAATGGCTACAGCACCCATATATTGCACCCATAAAGAGCTTAAAAGAGTTTATCCGCAGATAGATTCATTTGATGCAAAAACTCCTGTATATGGATGGAGTACAACAACATTAGATAGTAATACTTATTATATTGCTTATGATACTGGATTGATGACACAGCTCTTTATAGATGGTGTATCTCAGCAATCTGGAAATCAGACTATTGGAACTTCTGCTACTACAACGGTGAATGAAGAATTTACTGTTAATGATACTACTCTTACAGTAGCTGCTGGAAATACGCTAACTGATTCTACATATATAAAGATAGGTTCTGAAGTATTAGGAATTACTGCAATAAGTACAGATAATTTAACTGTTACAAGAGGAGAATTAGGAACAACGCCTTCAGCGCACGCAAATGGCTCGTCAATTTTTAAGCATTTTCAGCCTGCAAGCAATGGTGACAATCTATATGATTCCGATAATGACTTTATAATAGTAAAGTATGGCTCTAACTTAAATGATCTTTTAACTGAGGCTGGAGAAGATTTTACCGATTTAATTACACAATTTCGCACGGATGCAAGTAGATACCTTGATAGTAAGCTCGATCCAAATCTTCCTCGTGAGCAACTTAAAGATAAAAGTGGGAATTTTGACTATATGATTATTCGCAGTTCAGCACTTATAGCTGCTGCATTTCTTATCCGTGCGAATGATCCCACAAATGAGGTAGCAACAGCACTTATGGAGGAGGCTCAAGGAAATATTGATGCTTTAAATGATGGTAAAGCCGCTCTCTCATGGCAGACTACCAGAGATGCTTCAAGGGGAATTATAAGAGATGTATCTTATACAGATGGTAGTGTTCGCCCAGTAGATACTCGTGGAGTGTGGAATGGTACTTTTGACCTTATAAGGGTAAAGATTGAAACTGGTGGTGCGCTAGATGGCACAGCTACTTATTCTGTATGGGTTAAAAATGCAGACAAATTAGGTATTCAACAGGGTAACCAAGTGGTGACATCAGAAAAAATTAATGGTGACTATCAGGCTCTTGCGGGCGGATTACAGATAAGATTTGCAGGAGAAAGTAAAACTTCAGTTGCTACTGCTACAAATGAATGGGAAATAGAAGTTATGGGTGCAACAGAACATATAGATGCCTCTGGCGTTAAAAGTGTGAATAATTCAAGATGGCTATAAGTTTTACTAACAACTGGAAGAATATTCTTGATAAATTAGAGAGTATTCTAAGAGATGAATTTAAAGGTGCTTTACCTGTTTACAAGGGTAATAAATCCCCAGCAGGCACTACTTACTTGCAGTTAAATCCTATAGGTAGTGAGCTTGTTGAGTATAATGTTACATCTGAAACAAGGGAATTTAGCATACAGGTTTTATATTACTTTTTAGAGGCTAATGTGAGAGATACTGCGTTAGATCATATCCTTCGCACTACTTCACGAATAGAGGCTCTAATACACGATAACATGGCTATGACGCTTTCTGATAATAGTAATTTGTTTAATTGTCGGATGCAGAGTACGGAGCTAAATGCAGGTGATGATGATATGTATGTTGTTGAATGGGAATATAGATGTATGCACTTAAGTAACATTGGATAAGGAGAAATATGAAAATAAAATTGATAAATAAAGGCACAGCTCTTCCAAATATATGGAAACAATGCGGAGTTTCTCGTAAAAATTGGGAAGAGTTGCAAAAAGGCAAGGAAATTGAAGTAAAAACTGTTCCAGAAATTATAGAAGCTTTAGTAAATGTTTCTGGTGCGAAAAAAAAAGGAGATAAATAATGGCAACATCAGCACACACATTTTCACCCAAAGAATGGAAGGTAGCTGTTGTATCGGATGCAACTAATGCTGGGGCAACAGGAATAGGAACAACTATGTATCAATTAGATGTTGATTCAGTATCATTTCCAGCTCTTAATGTTACACAAGCGATGGAAGTAAGAAGCGGAGTTGGGCATACCTTGAAGGATGAAGATTTTTTTCAAGATAATAAATTGAGAGTGGTTGAATTAAGCTTATCTGGAACATTACATGATGATGTAGGGCATAGATTATTATTAGCTAATATTTGTGGAGCTGCTCAAGCGGATGATACGAATCAAACTATTGGATCAGGGCATAAAATAATATCACAATTATATGGTGCGGCAGTAACAAATAACGCATCATCTTTAACTGTAGTATTGCAACCATCAGATGTTACTAATCAGACAGGATTGGAGCTTTTTGGTTGTGTGGTTACTAGCTTTGCAATTTCGGCTGATGCTGGAACAGAGGGTGGAAGGTATAAATGGTCGGCTACATTGCAAACTGGCAAAACTCCTGATTTGGCTTCTACTGCAAATCCTACAATAACTGCTTATACGAATACTACAACTACAACCTTAGGATCTGCGTCAGTAACAAAGATTTTCAATAAGGATGCAATGATGAATAGCTTTACTACAACGATTGATTATCCTGCTGTATTTACAGGTATATCATCAACAGGGTATCAAGCTGTAGCAAGGGGCGCAGAATGCTCAGTAACTCACGACTGTCAAGTTAAATACGATGAAGAAACTAAAGGCTTGGTAAATTCATTTGATACACAAACTGCTGCATTGGCAGAAAATACGTTTATTATTGCGAATAATGGCAACTTTGGTGTAGATACCGCTAATGGCGTGCTTACTAGCGTAGCATACTCAGAAGGTGATATAATGATGCTTGATTGTTCTATTAAGGCGGTAGATGATGGCGCAGATGACCTATTAATAGTTGAGTTGAGCGATTAGTCATGGAAAAATTAAAACTAAAATCAGGGCGTGAATTGGATTTAAAGGATATTTCTCTTGATGAGAGAGATGAGCTTGTTGATAGTTTGGCTGAATGTGAGAATGTATATAATTCAAAAGGCGATGTTATCGGCATTAAATCAATGATGAAGACTGTTACTAAGTGGCTTAGGATATGCTTAAATGGACAGGGAACAGATGAATTTATCATTGGCTTAACAATGGATGAGAGAACTGAATTTTTCCTATCTATGAAGGAGAAGCTTATAATGGGGGAAGAGAACGCCTCCAAATTGAACTAAATATACATACGGATTGGTGTGGAGGCTGTCAGTACCATACATTTCCGTATGAGGCTCAAATTCCTATTCGTGTAAATGGAAAGTTAGGGCTTCAAAGGTTTGAAAACAAAGATGATGTATGGGATGTAATTGATTTATTAATTGAGGAAACAAAGGAGTTTAATGAAAAAGGTAAACAGTTTGATGTTGCTAAATCAGTCATTGCTCAGTTGCCTCATTTTTGTTGTAAAAATATTCTTCAGTCAAAAGAAATCCAAAAAGACATTGAGAGATATATTTATTGTGAACAGTTTGGTGTTTCGCCATATTCTGGAAGTTATGGAGATCAGCCAGCAAAATGGGTTGATAGGGCGTTTATCATTAAACACGCTTTTGCTAAAAAACAAAGGAATCAAATAGATGGCACAAGAAAAAATAACGATTAAATTTGATGCAGTTGGCGAAAAAGGCTTAATTGCAGCAGTAAAACAGCTTGATAAGCAAATAAGAAGCCTGCAAAACCAGTCTAAGAAATATAATGAAACATCTTTGGCTGGAGTTAAAAACAACCGTCTTTTATCAAATTCATTTGCAACAATTCGCTCTAAGCTCCTTCTTGTTAATTTTGCAATGGCAATGGGTATTAAGCAATTAATTGGATTTACAAAACAAGCAGCTAAAATAGAATCTATGTCAAGGGCGTTTAATACTCTTTCTGGCGGATCTATGGAATCTTCTGTTGCTATGGAGAAATTAAAAATTGCAACAGATGGAACTATGAATCAATTTGATCTTTTCCAACAAGCAAATAATGCCATGATACTTGGTGTGAGTAAAAATTCTGATGAGATGGCTGAAATGTTTGATGTTGCACAACGATTAGGGCGAGCATTAGGGAGAGATACTGCTTCATCAGTAGAATCACTTATAACAGGTATTGGGCGACAATCTCGTCTTATGCTAGATAATATTGGAATTATCGTCAAAGCCGATCAAGCTTATGATGATTATGCTAAAAAGCTTAGAATTTCCACAGATCAATTAACAGATGCGCAGAAAAAACAAGCGTTTTTACAGGCTACTATGGAGGCGGCAAGATCTAAGGTTTCTCAACTTGGAGAAGAAACGCTTTCAACTCAAGATTCCTACGACAAGTTAAGTGCCTCAACTTTTGATGCTACAACATCAATGGGTAATTTTATTTCAACTATATTTAATTTACCTTCAGCTACGCAAAATACCGCAAGTGCTATTGATAAATTAACAGAAAAATTGAATTTAACAGCATTTGCGCAAGGACATTTAAATGAGCAGACGATAAATGCTATAAGTAATGAGAGTATGTTAACCTTTGCAATAAAGGAGGTTGAAAATGAGATTAGACAGTTAAGTCAAACCGTGCATAGAGATTATGGTGAGTCAATAGAAGAAGCATTTGGCAAAAGAGCTACATCAGAGCAGGCTGAGGGTATGCAATCACTTCAAGTAGAATTGCAATTACTCCAAGATAGACTTCAAGAGATAAACAGCGCAACTTTAAAGACAGGTATTTTAAATTTATTTGGGGAAGATATTGATTCTGAGATGCTTGAAACGATGGATATTACAAGACAAGGCTTAGCTGATCTTGTAGAGGAATGGTCAAAACTTATAGTCGTACAAGAGGGCGTAAAGTTTTCAAACGAAGATACTGCGAGTAGCTATATGAGCTTAGCTGATGCTTTTAAAATATCTGCAATATCACAAGAACAGCAAACAAAGGCTATTGTTGGCAGTTCTGTTCAAACTGGTATTGCTTATGATAATGCAGGGAAGGCAGCAGAAAAGGCTGGACAGCAAGTTATTCAATCATTAATACAAGAAGCAGTTATGTCATTGATGGCAGATGCAGTTAAAAAACTTGGATGGTTTGGTGTTCCTCTTGCAGCAACAGCAGGGGCGGTAATTGGATCTCTTGTTGGTCAGGCTCAAAGACATATAAAATTTGAAGATGGTGGGCTGGTTGGTGGTAGAAGACATTCTCAAGGTGGTACAGTAATAGAAGCAGAACAAGGCGAGTTTGTTATGAGAAGGGATGCTGTAGATGCGATAGGCGTAGAAAGTTTAAATGCTATGAATCAGGGTGGTGGAGGCGGAGCTGTTACAGTTAATCTATCTGGAAATGTTATGTCGCAGGATTTTGTTGAAGGTGAACTTAGTGAGCAAATTCGTGAAGCAGTTAGAAGAGGATCTGATTTTGGATTATAGTTTTTTTTACATATTTACCAATAAGGTTTTATTTATAGAGTTTTGCTTAGGTATAACTAAAAGTATAATGCTGAAATTGTTATTCTTAAAGGCAAAATATGAAGCTGATACCTATGCGGAAACAAGTAAAACTTTTGATTTAAGGAAAGCACCCCTTTCATTTAAAAGAGTTTTAATTGAAGATCAGAGCATATTGGATTATAGATGGGATTTGTGTAAAGGTTGTGAATTTTTAAGAGATGATAACAGATGCCTCAAATGCGGATGCTGGATGACAGTAAAATATAAAATAAGTACAGCACGGTGTCCTATTGGGAAATGGGATAGAGTAAATACAAAGGAGCAAAATGTCGTTAAACCTGCCCCTCAGATTTAAACAAACATTAGAAGCGCAAGGAAGAGATACATCAATCATACCTCTTGTTGTTATTGATAACATATGGTATATCAGCACAAACCATGTAACTGTTGATGGGAAAAAATTTGATCCATTGCTTTTAAATATGCCATCTTTAAAAGAAAGCATAGATTTTGAAAAAAGAAAATATAGAATATCTAATGTTAGCCTTAATGTTTCTAATACTCCGTATAACGGAGAAAGATTATCGGAAAAAATATCTTCACAATATTATTCAAATATTATCAATGCAAATTGCAGAATATACTGGGCTTGTGAAAGCACTACTACTATTGATAAGGGTGAGGATACTGATGCTTTATTAGTTTATCAGGGTATTATAAGAAGATATACGCATGATGATAAAGTTGTAAAAATAGTTGCAGAAGACAGAAGTCAATCTAAGTTGCATATTAATTTGCCTGCTGAAAAAATTCTTGACACAAATATAGAAAAACAAGAGAACCGATACATACCGATGGTTTTTGGAGAGGTTTTAAAAAGTCCTTTAGTTTTAAAAAGAAATATGCCTGAGTTCAATCAAGGCGCAGACTTCAATGAAAATAATGCTGAAGTAGATTTTTATGCAGATTATAATCAGGGTTCACAATTTCGCAGCCTTGCTCTTGAGGGTTTTGGTGATGCTCTATATCCTATTTTGGTAAAAGTTGGCAATAAACTTGCATTTATTCCAGAGAGGGTTGCTACAGATGAGAGTATATTAGATCAATTAAATCAAGCTGTGGAATCTTCTGAAGTAGAAGAACAGTCTATTGATGATGAAGATATTTCTCCTACCTATCCTTATGTAGGAATTGAATTTAACCAAATTCTTTTTTATATATCTGGAGCAGGAAATAAGGTTACTATGGGCGCAAATAGTAAAAGCCCTATACTTAAAAATTTAATGTACGCATACATTAAAACTTATCTTGAAAAAAAGATGGTAAAGGTTTTAGCGGGCGGGGAAACAGATTATTTTGTAGTAAGTGGAGATATGCAACATAATAATGAACATTCTATCTATACAGGTATGCAGTTAAATGAAACTGATATAATAGAGGTTTTTGGTACTATTTATGGGGAATCAAATAGCACGGCAAATTTTTATACTGGAGAATCGCAATTACATGGTATAGATAGTGATCAGACAGGATATAAATATGATCAAAATGGAGATGATGAAGAGGCAAAATTACAAGAGGAAAGAGGTGCAAGGCAGGAGGGCGTTTTAGGCTTTCAAATAGTACCTGATTTAATATCAAGGTCTGATACTTTAAGTAGTGCCGCACTTCTAACAAAAGGGAATATAAGCGTAGGATTTGCAAATGCTAGAAAAGCTATAAATTCAGATCAAGATAAGCTTGTTTCGATAAGAATTGGAGGTAATCAAGCTGGTGATAAACATAAGGTTCAATTAAGTATCAATCTTAGTGATTTAGATGAAGACAAATTCACGGAGTATAACAGCTTTAATAATAATCTTGATGATGTAGTTATACAAAATAGTGATGCTTTGATGTATTATTTAAAATTTGAAAAAGCAGCTTTGGCTGAAGCGACGATGGCTGCAAGGGTACGAATACAAGATTCATCTATTACTCAACATTTTATTGTAGATAAGGCAGATCAATTAGATTATTTTGGGAATATTGATGGGCGTACAAACTCAGCATCTTTACCAGAAGTAATTAAAAACATAGCAGAGGAAGAGCTTGGGCAAGAAGTATTAGATATTAATACTTCAGAGTATATGAATAATGATTGGGAATACAGGCATTGGAGGTATGATTTCACGGTAAAAGATAAAATAAATTCTAAGAAATTAATAGAGCAGTTAACTTCTGCATCTCCCTACATTTCACGTTTTAATTACTTAGGTGAATTTCGCTTTAATGCTATTAAGAGGAATCCTACAACCCATGATCATATGATATATAAGCATGATGTGATTGATTTTAGTTACGATAGAACAAAAATTGAAGATGTGCATACTAAAGTAATTATTAATTATAATTGGAGCTATCCTTATGAAAAGTTTAATAGTCAGGCTGAATTTAAATACGCTTTAACCAATATTGCATCTGTTGATATTGCTAAAGCTTATGGTTATTATGGTTTTTCTTATTCAGAAAATTATGAAGCTGATAGCGTGGCGGGAAAGGTAACCGACACAACACTTGTAATCGATGACGATAGAGGTAAATATATATCTGATTTTAATACAGCTAGAAACTATGCAGAATGGTTATTTGAATATAGTAGAAATCAGAAACTCATAGTGAATCTAAAGCTTCCTGTTGGAAAGTATTTAAATATAGAGGTAGGAGATATTGTAAGATTTGACTCATTATTGAGCCATTCTAAGCCTTATGGGATAAATTATGCAACAAATGATAATTTAAATCAACAGGTTACGACACCCTATTTTATGATTTTAAGCACAGATAAAAAGATAGACCATATAAATATCAAATGCCAGCAACAACACGTTCTTCAAGATTATGAAAATATAGATGTACATGGTTGTATGGATGAAAATTCTTGTAATTATAATTCTGAAGCTACTATAGAAGACTATAGTTGCTATTATCCAGAAACAGTTTGCAAAGACTGTAATGGGGCTTGCTTGCCAGAGTTTGAAGATTTAGATGGTGATGGTCTTTGTGATTGTCCTGAGGAGGATGAAGCTACAGATTGCTATAGTAATTTAGTAGATGAATGCGGATGTATGGAGCTTGATGAAAATGACGCTCCAATTCCAAACCCTTTGTTTACTGATACCTGTGGAAACACCCATAATCCTGATACAAATGAGCCTTATTGCACCTCTCAGGCTGCTGAAAATGCTTCTCTTGAATTTGGATGTATGGATAGTGGTGCGGTAAATTATAATCCTAACGCACATTGTAACCCATCTGGAGAAAATAATACACTTTGCTTAATGCCTATAAATAGAGATCCTTTAGTTGATGTAGAGGATGGAAGTGAAAATTGGGATGAATGGGATATAGAAATGGCGATATGCCCAGTACATACAATGGATGGATTAGATGTTGAAAATTACTGGAAAGACTTAATGCCAGAAAAAAACTTTGACCTTGCAGAGAATGAAAATTATTCTCCGACAGATTTAGAGATAGGTGTGGGTATATGGGATGGCACAGACTGGGATGGTGCGCCACCTGATACGAATAGTTATGGCAAAACATTTGCAACCAAAGGAGAACAGATACTTTATGAAATACAATTTTTTTGCGCAAATAATGGCGATGCAATGTGTGAGTCGGATGTTAGAGATCAAGCAATAGAATACTGGGAAGATGAAAATTATCAAGCTTTGCAATATTTAAACTTTCCTATTATTTTATATTCTAATTATGAGCAATGTCTTATAGAGAGCTATGCACGCATAGACAGAATTGGTTTAACACTTCGTTCAACAGAAGAGGTGATTACAACTATAAATGATATATCTGTGGCTGATGCACCAAATATATTGAAAGATTTAGCTGATGATACTTCTACTGAAGACGATGAAAACCAAATTCAAACTGCATTTAATTTAGGTTTAATTGATATTGGAGATTATGATTCCATTCCTTATGTGATAATTAAAGTTTATCAAAAACAATCAAATGGATTTGAACCAATAGCGGAATATGGTACAGAAGGGAATTTAAGAGTTCACAGAGGAGAGGAAACAGAAACTTTGAAAAATGGCGATATTTACGAATCGGAAGAGCCGACGTATTTTAATATTCAATATAGTCATACTGTAGATGATACGGATAATGATTACCCAGAAGATGGAGGTGTTTATATGTTCAATATAAAGATATATAAATCATTTCCAGAGCTTACTGATAATAATTTTATGCACGCTTTATCAGGTAATTTTTTTATTGATTGGCAAAATCAAGCCGCTATGGATTGCATAGAAACAGGTAGCATAGGTCTTGGTGATGTAAATGGTGACTCTACTTGGGATGTGTTAGATATTGTTACTATGGCAAATTGTGTTTTAAATCAAAATTGTTCAAATTTAGAGTTTAACAAATGTATAGATGTTAATGGTGATGGCTTTTATAATGTATTAGATATTGTGGCATTAGCAAATTGCATATTAAACCAAGACTGCGATAATTTAGGAGAATAAATGGTAAAATTATATTATGGGAATGGTGAATGTACAATAGAGGGTTCTCAAATAAGAGGTGTTGAAATTAGGTATTCTGGAAATGTTGCAATACAAAGTACAGCAGGTGATAATTTCTTTTCTTTTAACCTTAATCAGGCAATACTAATTATACCAGCAGGAGGAAAATCTGGATATTTAAAAGATTTATTTATGTATCATGGTGACCTTAAAATTAATTCTATTATAGTTGCAGGAGAGAATGGAGAAAGGTTATCTTGTAAAATTATTAAGGTTGTTGATTTTGCGGAATTTTTAGATACAAACGCAGAGGAACTTACAACTTTATCTGAAAATATTAATTCCACTCTTTTTGGTAGAAAAAGAATTATTGAAAAAAAAGTCATTGAAAACTTAAATACTACACAAGAACAAGTTAAGCTCTTTTTGGAAGATGGATCTCCTTATAGTGGATATTTTCATATTCATATTGAAAGTAATAAACCGATGACGGGTGCAATACATAGTAAAAAGTCCAAGATGCTATATGTTAAATCTTCTGAGATTCCAGAAAAGTATATTCGTAAACAAGCTAAAAAGATGCGCTTTAAGCAAAATGATATAATTAGAATACAAAAAAATAAACTCAAGAAAGAAAGAATGACAGATGTATAGTAATGTTGCTACTCCGAGATTTATAGTAGATTGGATGCAATGGTTTGGGGCTTTAGGGCTTACAACAAAATATACATTGAACCCAAGTGGCGGCAACCCGTTAGAGTTCGACATACCAAGCGGATTTCCGTTTAAACATATCAACATATGGGGGATTCTCGGTCATAGGCTTGGCAGCCATCGTGATTCGATTAGCGACCAAGCTTATTTATTTTTAGATGCTAGCGATGGAAATAATGAAACCAATGCAGAGTTCACAAATGATATAATTGTCAATGCTGAAAATCATGTGAATGTAATTAAAGTTGTTAATGATGGATTTTCTTTTATCACATTAAATTCTAATGATATTAATCCTAATAAAATAAAAATATATTCTAGTCCTAGCAATATAGGTAGTGTCATATCTTCTATGCTTGTTGGTAGATATTTCAATATGCCAGTATCTCCCTTGCTATCATTAGATTTTAATATTACTTACGGAGGAACAAAAGAGTTTACATCATATACTGGTGCTAGTGGTAGCAATACGATGTATGATTCTGCTCCAGACTGGGGCAACGGTCTTTATATCTACGATAGTCTTAATCTATTCCCTCCTATGGGTGCTTGGGAGCTGATAGAGCCTAACACAGAATCAATAAATCCTATTTTTAAAAGAAGCGGGCGTAGATCTTGGAATTTAAAATTTTCATATATTAATAACAGCGATTTATATGGTGCTAATCATTCGCTTTCTACATACCTAGAATCACAAGGTGATATACCAGATACAGAATTATTAGAAGGTGATTTCTTAAACAATCTGCTTGGTGGTGGAAATTTTTTCTCAGAAGTTTGGATACCCACTTTGCAAGGTAAATTACCATTTGTATTCCAACCAGATAAAACAAATAATACTAGCGAAGGATTTGCGCTAGCTCGATTTACACAAGGTAGCTTGCAAGCAAAGAGATCTTCTGTTAATACTTATGATATATCGCTTAAAATTGAAGAGGTATTTTAATGGCTTATCAAGGTGTCGGAAAATGTAGATTCTTTATAGATTATTTTCAAATTTACAATGCTCTTGGGTTAGGACATACAGCAGTTAAGGATAGATTTAATGGTCAGGTAATACCATTAGATGTTCATTCGCATTTATTCTCATTGAATCCTTATAAAATATACAATACATCGACTGGTTTTCTTGGAAATAGCCCTACTTCTAATGTTTGCGTTCCATTTTATGAATTTTACAATCCTGTAAATCTTACAGATATAGAATATTTTGCTGTGCTTGGGCATAATCTTAATACGATGCAAGAAAATTTGTTTTATGATTTTGGAAATTTTAATCCTACCGCATTTAGAGGTGTTGGTAGTGAGCATTCTTTTGGGAATTATAATAATGGAGATTTTGAAACGATTGTAAATATGAGTAATGGGGCTAATTCAGATTTCCCTGTTCAATATGATGGTTTTTCTATACAAAAGCTTAATATGAAGGCAAAATCAGCAACTGAAAATGTCTTAGGAATACATTTAAAAAACACAACCTCTAGTGATGATCCTGTGTATAAAATAGGTTCTTTTTCAATGGGTATTATACATGAAATGCCATCTTCTGAGGTAGATATTACCATGACACATGAATTGGAAGGTGTTCGGAGAACAAGAACCAAAGGAGGAGTGGACATTGTAGATGTTGATTATACTGGTAATCCTTCTTGGGGAGATCTTGGGGCATGGGAAATAGATAATAATTCATTGCCTAATAAGCGACTTGCAAGGTCTGGGCGCAGATCGTGGCAGCTAAAATTTAACTTTATGGCTAATTCAGATTTGCTTCCAAAGTATAGCTCTGCAAATGTAATTGAAACAGATGATGTAAATGCAGCATCTCCAGATCAATATACTATCGCTGGTTCTCGTGATTTTTATTCAGATGTCATACAGAAAACAAGGGGAAGATTTAAATTTATATTTCAACCCGATTCAACCAATACCAATCCCGATGGGTTTGCAATATGTAAGCTGGATAAAAACTTTAAAATGAAACAGGTTGCAAATACTGTTTATAATATATCTTTAAGGATTAGGGAAGTCTGGTAGTTCTAGGATCTTTAATTGGGAATCCTTGTTCGGCTGCCCACCTGTGAATCCTGTCTAAATACTCACTAAATTCATTTTTGTTTAATTCTTTCGTAGAGGATATTTTAAAATGAGTCTTACAGACATCGTGCATTTCATCTGAAGAATAACCACATTGATCTCCAAAAGCTTTAAGCATTGCCCAATAGTAGTTATTTTGAGCAGTATTGCGTATTTTAGAAGGTTTTATATCAACATAGACTTCACCTTCACATTCAGATAAAAAGTTCCTTAAATTGGCAACATCATGCCATTCTATTTTACCATCTTTTATTTTACCTGTGAATCTCATATACAAACTCCGCAGTTTTTTTAATTCTTTCTTTTGGACATAAATAGGCAGTTTTGGACTTAGTGTCGCCCTTTCCTGTAAAAGTTGCCTGCTTTAAACCTTTTACAGCTTTCTTTATTCTCCACGGGGTTGTCCATATTTCACATTCTCCATCATATATAACCCAATAATCAGCTTTTGTGGTTGATAAAGCAGAAGGCTTTCCATTGAACGAGGTTTCGATTACATAGTTTCCTGTATGCTGTGATTTTATATCTTGCTTAACTTCTATTCGAATGCCTAATTCCTCTACATATATATCATAATCCTTGAAGTATCCTTCAATTTTTCGAGCCTTTGGATAGCTTTTTTGTATCTTTTTAAGTATATGATGCTCTAGCTTTTCGCCTATCTTTAAATCACGTTGAAACAAAGTATCTCCTTATTAAGTTAAAGGCATCTTTCCAGAGATTGATGCGATATTTATTTTCAAACTTCTCATTACCAAGCTGATGGCGTTCAGAGTGGTGTATTCTACATAAAGGAACACAGGAATAATCCTTGTATCCGCTTTTATTCGCACCACCCATACCACGAGCCTCTAAGTGATCTGGATCACAAGGTTGCAATCCGCATACCAAGCAAGGGGATTTGCGAATATAATCAAGATATTTCTTCGATGTAGACTTCTGTGCTTCCATGCTTTCCATATATTTTTTCTGCTTGCAATCTACATATTTGACTATCATCAACTATCATCCTGTTTTTTCCTATTGTATCAAGTACAAGCTTGACTAAATTATCCAAATCTGGTTTAAAGCTATGGAATGTAAGCTCTTCAAATTGACTTTTTAGTAAATGCTTATATCTGCCTGTTCTGTAATGACTTTTTGGGTGAGGCATAGTAAACAACATCTTTATCATAACATCGCCTGCAAAGGGGCGTTTTGGCTTGTATTTTGCAATTTGCAACCAAAGCTCTTTCTTATCCCTTGCAGAAGGATCATACATACGCCCCGTTCTTGTGCTTCTGTGACGTTTTAAAGCTCTTGGTGTTCCTTTTACTGTAAAGCTAATCATTTAACTATTTTAACGTAACATGGATTCCAACTTGACTCACCGCAACTAGATCCGCTAGCCTTAAGCGTTGCCATAGAACACGATATAAAAATTACACTCAAAAATATAATGATACACGCAGCCATAAATCCGTATTTAAAGCTTTTATTTCTTTCAAGTGATTTATAATCCTCTATTGATGGCATTACGTGATTCATCTCTCTTTCTTCTAGCTCTCTATAATATTCACCTACTTTACTCATTCTGTTCTCCTTTTTAGTTATTCTGTTTTTTTAAAACTGATTCGAGATATTCATTAATATCTATTTTTTCTATATTATATTGATGTATTTTGTCTAAATGACGTTGCAATCTCCAAAATGATTGTGGCGGTCTTTTATTTTTCTTTACCATTTAGACTTCCTTAATCTTTCTTTTTGCTCTTTGTACTTCTTTTTATTTATAATTGTTTTACAAGAATTACAAACAGATTGATATCTTTCCTTGTATCTATAAAACTTATTTAAGGGCAACTCTTCTTTGCATTTACTACATATTTTCATTTTCTTTCTCTTTTTTAATTTGCCAAAAATGAGAATTGCGACCATCTGTATTATCTATACAATTGCAACAAACAATATCTGCTTCATCTATTTCTATATCACATTTATAGCATTTATTCATAGTAATTATTTTCCTTTAATTTTTTGGGGGTGATACTGCACTACCACCCCCCACCGTCTTCTTGCCATTATTCTTCTTATTCAATATATACGATTCATTGAGTAATAGCTACGGAATTTAAGAGCAGATGACTATTTGAGGACTTTGTTTAATGTGCGGATTAAACAATCGTTGTTCATCATCAATATGTAAGGAGTGCATCTGCTCAAGCTTTTTCTAATTCTTCATCGTTATGTTCGCCTAATTCTGGACTATGTTCATCGCACTCGCTACAAATCCCATCTCTCCAGACTTTATCATAATATGTTAATCTTGCTTTACAGCATTCTGATAATCTATCCAATTTAATTCTCCTTAAAAAAATTCATCTTCGTCGGGTATTTGTCTTAAAAAAATTGCGACAAGAAATCCAATTATAACTCCAATCCAACATCCTAACATGAACCAACCCATCTTTTATACCCCTTTGATTGTTTATAATTATAACCCCAAATTTCTCTCAATGCACAGGTTTCACACATTTCCTTAATAAACTCATTCGTAAGGAATGTAAACCAATGGTAAAATTTAGTATTGCGAACCTTATTATTGCAAAAATGATTACATACACACATTTTTTTTCCAACAAATTTCATATACGATGTAATATCTTTATCTGAGATGCTCTTCATATTCCTCTATTTTGCTAAGTTCCGCCATGAAAGTAAACATACACTTTTTGCACATATTCTGACCATCGTATGTTAGACTCATATCTTTAGTATCGTAATAATTTCCACAATCTCCATCGCACAATAAAGTATTCATTAAACTCTCCCTTTATCATTATCGTAATCAAACTTGCTAAAATATGAAACTCCATATCCTTTGGCATATGTAACCCCTCTAGCACATTTGCATTTATAAGAAAATCTATACATTTTATTATCTGCTGTTGCAGGATATTCTTCTCTAATTATAAAGCCTTTGTTGTCACAATATTTACAATTATTATAAAATTCATCATTGGATATATATAATTTTTTCCCAATCCTTTCCATCTCAAATGGTTTTGGAAAATCTGTTATATGTTCGCTTTCCCTTATGTATCTAACAACATCGCCAAATAATTTTTCCGACCAACTATTTATAATAGACTCATATTGATTCGCTATTTCTTTTTGAAATGCAGTTCTACCGAAATAATGAGCCAGATCCCTCATTTCTTCCATTCTAATATTCTCCAAACATAACCCTTTCTTTGTTATCTATTTTTTTATTATTCATAGATTTAGCCAACCAATTATTTACAAATTTCTTAAAATCTGATTTTGCATTTTTAGTATTTGACAAAAGCCAAGCCTTCGCATTTTTTAATTCTTGATTTATATCTACATTCGGATACGCATCTTTTAAGACTAATAGCCAATCCTCATCAATACTGCTAAAAAAATTATCAACTCTTTCTTGATAAGGTTTTGGTTTAATCCCCTTAACCTCATTCTTGGTATATTCTTTTAAAAGGTGGGCGAACACCTTTGAAGCATCCGCCCATCTTTCCTCACCCCCAGCTGTCTGGATTAATATTTTAAAACGGAATGTCATCTGTTTTCTCAAATTCTGGCTTTGGGGTTGAGTTAGTTACCTCTTTGGTATATTTGGCAACCTCATCCAATGTTTGAAATGAAATTCCAAAATATCGATTCCCGTTCTTATCTTTATTTACCCACATTGAAGCCTTCATTACTTTACCCTCTACTACAACATCTCCTTTGAAGTCGGGTTGCTTTGAGCCTTCCTCTTTAAAGGTATTCTTAAAAAGATTACCACTATTGTTTTTAGATGCCACTTTTTTCTCCTTTTTCTTTGTATTCTTTAACGTGCTTTATCATGTGTATTAAGCCTGTATCAGCCTGTTCTTTAGTTGTGAAACCTTTCCACCAACTATTAATTTTCGCTTTTTGTCCTTCATATGCCCCAGAATTTAAGAGGTCTTGATATTTCGCTTTTTGATCATCTGTAATTGTGTAGCTATTATCCATAGAATCTGCATCTGCTACATCATCGATTGCGAAAAGTCCATTCATTGCATACTTCCTCGAGTAAGAACTTGTAGAGCCTGTAATCTGCGATGTATCCATACCCTTTTTTGATTCTGATTCCCTTGCCCAACCATCAACGGATATTTTTTCATCGCCCTTTATAATCGAGGCAGTAGCCTTGATATAATAACGATCGCCAACAAGCTCTAAGCTATCGGAAATAGTGACGATACAGCCTGTCTTTAAAAGTAATGGTTTAAGTCCTTCGAATATCCCCTCTAAATTTCGATACTTATAGTTACCAAACTTATTATGAAGGTTTTTTGGGGCGTTTAAACTGACTTGAATATAATTCAAACACTCTTGTAATGATTTATCATCCATTATTCTGTTTCTCCTATATTAAATAATATTTATTTATGCTAAATATGCTTGCTTATCTTCATGAGTATTAAGATTATATATCTCATTTATCATTTGAGCGTGCTGACTAGGCTTATCTCCATCATGTACCATTGATTTATATTTAGAAACTTTTGCCAATAAATGGTCAAAATCAAAAGCCTTTTTCTTAACACAAATAGCAAAACCTCTTAAAAAGTTTGCATTATTAGCAAATTTAAATTCTCTAGGAAGGGTTTGCTTAAGAATATTTGCATATTCTATTGTTTTCATTCCAACATTGTGCGTGGTTATTTCCCATGTACCTCTTTCAAATGATTTCTTTCTTTCTTTAGACTTCATATCAAGTGAAAAGATTTCATACAGTGCAACTAATGATAATTCTGATTCTTGATATATTTTATCTAAAAATACATAATCGGGATTATTGCAAAATGTAATGCCAAAATTTAAGAAATCTTTAGGTTTCCAATTCCACATTGTAGTATTTAATGCTATCATAAGGTCTTGTATTGAAGCTTGTGTTTCTACTACTATACATGGTATTGGCAATTTAGCTTTTTCACACGCTTTTTTTCTATGCCAACCATCAACTACTATATATTTATCTTCTTCTTGGACAACTGTTATAGCACTACACATTCCAAATTCATGAATAGAATCTACAAGATCTTTGTTGTCGCCTTGATTTCTTTGACCTTCAGCTTTTACTAAAACATCATAATTGTCAATATACATTAAACGTACTACTTTTATTTTAGTATTCTTTTCTTTCTTCATTACTTCTCCTTTTTTTTTCTGTTTTTTTCTCTTATTTTCTCTGATTCATTCCATATACGGAAAGCCTCTTTAAGGGGTGATTCTGGTATTATTTGTGAAAACAAATCTTTGTATGCTTCTGCCATCTTATCCATTTTTAACTCCCTCTGGAAATAAATCCTTTAGCTTACAATTTAATAATTTACACAACTCCCTAATTCGTTTTTTATTTGGATACCTTTCACCAGATTGCCACATACTTATATGTGTTGGGTGAACTCCAAGTTTTTCAGCGACAAAATTACTACGCAATCCAGACGCACGAATCATTTCCTTGATCCTATTCATTTTTTTCTCCGATTAAAATTATTATTCTGTTTATAATGTTAAATCTGTTAAGTAATTTTACACAATTATTTATAATTTGTGCAAGTTTTTTTTACAAAAATAAATATTTTTTTTCATTTGCAAATATTTGACCTTATTTATAACTTATAATGTTCGAACACATTCTGTTTAAGAGCCTAGGGTACTAATAAACCAAACTACTTTAGGCTCTACCTTTTTTACTTGCAAAATTATAATCATTATTTATAACTTTATCCCCACTTGTAATCGTTTGGTTTGACACTTTTAGGGTTACAAGATTCAAAATGGTTACTAAAAGGGGTTTTCTGGACAGCCATATAAGGTGAGGCGAACTTATCACCACCTCCAGATAAAAATGCAGTTTGAAAGTAGATAAGCATATTATAACCCTGCATGGTTGTAATTATCCATAATGGCGAAACCTCTACAAAGGTAAAGTCGGATAGAGCGAACCTTATTCTTGATAGGGGTAAGGAAGGCTCTATCCAATCCAACAAAACATACAAAGGTAAAATAATATAGCTATTTATAATTAAAGTAAGCTTTTAATTCTTTCAACTACATCTGATGACCTTCCACCGATATTCCATTCTTTTATCTTACTTGTAGAACTACCTTCTTTGCCTAAATAATTAACCCCATTTTTCCAGTTATATATTGTAGCAATTTCACCATCCTCAAATTCAATAGTCCAATGGGCATCGGTTTTATAATCATCCCAAGACTGACTTTTACCAAAAACATCAACAAGTTTATTATAATTTACTATTATTTCTCCTACATAACTTGTACCCATAAAGTTAATTTCTTTATCATTGTGTGTTAAATAATTCATTTTATTTCTCCTTGTTCTTCATCTATATTATAATATACCTCTACTGATGTAGGACATTTGGGGCATGATAGATTACTAACAATTCCTTCGCCTTCCATTCCATAATCTTCAAAGCTATGGTCACCACCCCATATTAATTCAGTTTTACAATGCCAACAATTCATTTATTCTCCTTCCCATAATATTCATCACCTGTTAGTATATGAATAAGTTTTCCTTCGTCGCCAGACACCTCTGCAATTATATCTTCACCTTTGCGAAGATTTTCCATATCTTTTTTTTCAAGGGTGATATGTGTTATTTCATAATCATTATAACTCTTATATATTTTAGCCATTTAAGTAATCCTCCATATAATAGTCAAAGGTTATTCTTGATATTCTTCTATTCTCAACAAGCCATACAAGATTTTTTAATGCTTGTTTTATAGTGAGTTCTCCATCTTGAAAGAAATTCTCTTGAGGTAACTCTCTCTCTACTATATCACTAATTTCATTATCTGTTAGTTTATATATTTTTTCCATTACTTATTCTCCTTTTTAAATACTATACCCGATTTATAACTCTCATGTAGCCAAAAATTCTTCTCTAGTGCTACATAAACGAACTTACAATACTCATAAAAAGAAGACCTTCTTATAATTTTACGTCTTTTTTTATAATTCTTAAGTAAATTCTGTTCATTATAATTATAAAAGTCATCATAATTCATTATTGTTCTCCTATTAGTTTAAGTTCACCCTCTTCTTCATATCCACTTATCCCCGTGCTATGCAATTCATAATCTGTAAGCCAATAATTAGATGCTTGGTCATAATTTTCCTCATCATCTGTTAATTCTAATCTTACGGGTAATGATGCACATTCGGGACGTTCATTAATCATATCTGATAGTAGTTTATGTAGTTCTTTAATACTCATTTTATTTATTCTCCTCTTCTTTAAGGTTTATTCCATAGTCCATCAAGACTTTGTCAATTTGAGGGCAGGGATAACAACTCCTGTCACCCGACTGACCAAGTGTGTGATAATATATATCCCTAAATAACCGTATCATTAAAGATATATCCTCATCTTGCTTGATTGACCTCTCTTGTTCTTCTATACTATTATTTTTCATTTTATTTATTATCCTTTTTATTCTGTTTATTATTTTCTTTTAAAAATATTGCTTTATATTTATAAACACCATTTATACGAGTTTTAATATATACTACCATTTATAATATCTCCATTTTATTACATATTGTATCTAGATTTTTACCAAATGATAATTTTCTTTCAAATTCATCTAATTCTTTATTTAATAAATGTTTAGATAAATCTTTTATTATTTTTTTATTGTTAAATCGAATGTTAAATTTTTTATTGTCTTCATTTATACTGATAACAAATTTGTTTTTACAATGTAAGTTTAACCATTCAATTTTTTTATCTATTATAGTCTTCATTTTTTATTTCTCCATTTTAAAATTAAATTTCAAAATTATAATGCTAAATTATAATGCTAAAATATAATTATAGATTTATAATTCTCATTGCATCACGAATCCCATTTTTATTGCCACCAGCTCGAATTAATAAGATTGCAATAATATTGTGATTTAAATTAGTAATATTTTTTAATTCTGTTATCTGATTTAAATAATCACCATAATTATTTTTTGTTACTTGTGGACGTTTTTTTATACGCTTAACTAGATATATTAATTCGTCTTGTAATATATTGTATAGATTATCAATAGTATTATTTTTATTCATTTTAGCTCCTTTTATATAATTGTATTAATGATGGTTTTATATATAATATTTTCCAATTATCATTCTGTAATTTTGATAATTTTTTGCGTTCATTATAGCTATTCATATTTATTTTAATATATTTCATTCTGTTTTTTATTCCTATTTTATGCTTTAAATCAATTATTTTAATGAATTGGTATTACTATTTCCATTTTATTAAAAACGTCCATATTACCGCAAGCGTGACCGATTTTTGTACATGATCCACAATCACCAAGACAAACAAACACTTTATTATTAAATTGCTTACGAATTGTTTTAATATCACCTTTTACCGCTGTAAAATTTCCTCTTACAAAATCTTTATTAATTAAAAATTGTTTTAAGCTGTCATATATACCACCATTTGACAAATTTAAAACGTAATTAGATGGTATTTTATAGCCTTGATCGGTTACATCTAAAAATATATTTAGGCTCTTGGAATAGCCATAAGCGTTTACTTTTTTATTTTCTCTTAATAATTCCATCCAGTTAACTAAATCGGTATTATTGGAGAAATCACCATCTACATAAAGCCTAAAATCTATTTTATTAAGTTTTTTAAATTTTGGTCTATTTAATACTTTTTTAAATTCATTTTGTATTATATCAAAATCAAACATTAACAATGTGTTTTGAACTTGTGATAAAAAAGCACTTGGATACCTCCAAGCTTTTAAACTATAGCAATATATTTCACATTCACCAGAGCCAGCACATGTTACAATAGGTAGTGTTGAAAAATTTAAAAATGGAAGCTTACTATTACCTATTTTAAATACATTAAATGGTAGCTTATTACTTTCACCTTTTAACCATGCTAAAAATTTAATTATGAAATATTCATTGCTACCTTTTTTAAAGTTAGTATTACCATCAATAAAATTTTCTAATATTGTAATAATATCTTTTTTATTATTCTTGCTTGCAAGTTCAGCAATATTTCTTTTAATGTTATTATTAAATACTTTTTTCATTCTGTTTAATTCCTATTTTGTTTATTGTTTAATTATTTTAAATATTGAATTATATTACAATCTATGAATAGAAATAATAATAGATTTATTAAAAATAAATTAGATGTAATACAAAAAATAAAAGATATTTTTTTCAATGAAACAACTTTAAATATGTTATTTAATGTAATTATTAAAATTGTTATTATCATTATGTAAGTATTAATTATTAATAAGTATTCCATTTGTTATTTCCTATTCTGTTTATTGTTAACCAACGCTATATATTAAGGGTAATTAATCTTACCATACAATAGAAAACAATATTAATTTAATAAGTTGTTGTAAATGCTTAACTTAATGGTAATTAAAATTACCTTAACCCAAACCAAATTAGACTAAATAACTCTAATAAGCTACAACACATAATACAATGCAAGTATATATTAATGTAATGTTAATCAATCACGGTTAAAAAACTAAATAAACTATAATTAAAAGGGGATGTAATACGCCACCACACACCACACTTATCCCTTAAGATGTACCATAAAAGCGGATATGCCACGTTGACAGATGGGGTAGGGAGGATAGCTTGAAAGCACGGGTGGGCATCCACTCTCCTCACAAAGTTAAGATATTAAGTCCAGAATCAGTAAAATTTAAAAATATTTGGAAGAAGTGTCATTGTGCTTTAAATTATAAAGTATGATACTAGAGAAGATAAGTGCCAGCGAGTAATAGAGAATTAGCTTTAAAGCCTGTGTATGAGAAGGCTGTGGAGATATATGCTACTAAGCCTGATATTAGGCATGATGAAGCTGCTGCTATGCTTGGTGTATCTGAAACTACGTTGCTTCGGCTTAGGCGTGATCCTAACTTCTGGGCTAAGGTGTATGATCATTACATGGTTACTTTTGAGGGTGATGTTGTTGGTGTGTTGAAGGCTATGGTTCGTGAGGCAAAGGCTGGTAATGTGCAAGCTGGAAGGTTAGTATTAGAACATAGCGGTAAGTTGCAGAAAAATATAAACATTACGGTGATGTCACCTTTTGAGAAATGGATGAATAAAGGTGAGATAGATGATGCGGAGGTTGTAAATGAATTTAAGGAGATTCCTGCGGAGTTAAATGATTTTAGTGACCTACCTGATAGAAAAGAAGAAAAAGGCACATGGAGGGCGAGAAATGAGCATGGTAAGGTTCGGGTTGAGATTACAAAGGAAGAACGCAGGATACGAAGGAATGAGGCTCGTAAAATAATGAGATCTTGGCAAAAAAGAGCTGAAGCAGCAGGTGTTGATCCGTTACCCGCCAGAAGACCAACGAAAGGTCAGCGTAAAGCGTGGGAAAGTAAAATTATAGCGAAAGAGAATCAGGTATCTCAATCTCCTCAGGCACAAGCTGGCAATAGCAATACTCCTTGCAAACCGAAAAACCAGAAGCAGGTAAACCCAAAGCCTCCCACTCCTCCCAAGACCTAACTGCACCAATACGAGCTTCACAATCACGACATATTTTAGGTGTTCCGACGGAAACCCAGCGCATTTTTACGCTATCCCCATAAACTCTATCTTGTCCGATTCGAGATGCTTGCATAGTTGCCGATACAATTCCTCGCTTAATGGTATTACGAAATTCCCCGAAGACTCTTCCATTTGTGGCAAGATCATTTCCCAGAATATCAAGGATTGCTGATTGCGATACTCCAGCGTTTCTAAGGACTGCAATCTCTCTTTCAATCCTTGTAACAAAGACATCAATTCCAAAGCTAACTCCAAGTGTTGCCCAGAGCAAGATGTTTTCGTCGTCTTCTTCGAGCTTTTGCTCAATTTCTTCTTCAAATATAGTATCCTCTGCCATTATTTTTTAAGTGCCTTACGTATTCTTTTATACATTTTATTAATAAATTTTTCATACTCCTTACCATATTTAGTTCCAGCTATACGCTTTCCCTTAATTGCTAAAAATGGTCTTGGTGCTACAGGTGTTGAACCAATATTAAACCCATCATTATGGTGCATACCATATTTCATCATTTCAATACCCTCATCCTTAACCTGTATGCTATTTAAGAGCCTTCCTGTCCAAACAAGTGGCTTTGTACTCGATGTTTTTGGTGCTTTTTTACCAAAACCGTAATTACCTCTTTTTCTATTCTCTATACTAGTCGGTCTAAGCTTCCTTAACTTACCACTTTTTAAATTCTCTCTGGTTGCCACACGATATACCCTCTTCGAGTCATCAACCACATCATCTAAAATATTATCAAGCTTACTTGCCAATTTACCAAAATCAAAATTTGTTTCAACCTTTAATTTCATTAGCGAAGTCCTCCCCCATCTTCTTAGCTTTACGATATATGTCTAAATTGTCCAAAATTACCTCTTCTGCGAACTTTTCTGCCCACTCTTGAGGGTTGTCTAGTATTTCATTAATATCGCCTTTAAGGGCTATATCAAACTTCAGTAGTTCTTTGAGCGACTTGACGTGCTTTCTCAAAGATTGAGAGTTTTTCGTTTCTTTGTTTATTTGAGGCAATGGTTAGCTCCGCTTGTTCTTGAGTTAAATCGTTGTTATATTCCATGAGAAGTCCAACTTCGTCTATTAAATTCATTTCTAAACGATGTTTATCCCATAGAATCTGGTCTTGTACTGTTTTTGGATATTCTGGCTCTTTAAAATCTATTCCTAACGTATCAGGTAGCGTTACACCAGAGCTTTTTGCAATCTGACGTTCTACCCGATAAAAATCCTCTTCATACATCTTCCAAAGAGCTAAATCATCCTTATAATCTTCTGTTCTCTCTAAATCTTTTATCATCATCGATATTCCAGAGGGAACTTCACCGCCTTGCTCTGCCCAACTTACCCACAAATGGTTATTTTGAGCAACAAGCTCGACGAGGAATTTCACATTTTCAATTACCTTCTCTACATCGCCTTGAGGTGCTACAATATCATAAGTTGAGCCTTCTGGAAGCTCTAAAGTAACATCTGAGCCAGTTCTTTGATTATTTCCCATTTCAGCACCAGTCATTACTGGCTGTCCAAACATTTGGAAGCGAAGTCCTAATTGCATTTCCGTCATAGCAATATTTATGTGTTCGTTGCAGTTCACCAGATCATTTGCACCCTCAACATAGAAAGAATCTGTTTGATTTTCCCTGTGGGTAAACACAAATGGCAAAACTCCATAAGAATGAGGGATCTCATTTAAAATAACACCATCCTCATCCATGTGAACATACTTTTCAGCATCCCAGTACGCATACTGCATCTTTTCAACCTTAGAAGAATCCTCTACTGGTTGCAATAGTGGATATGATATGGCGGCAGGAACGAAGGGATCGTCACCGAAAAACACATGAAAAAAGTAAACAGGTCTATAATCGAAATAAGGAGTATCGCCTTCATTCCATACCACACGAGTAGCAATAGTTCCAACAAGGCGTGTCATGCGCTCAACGTGCTTCATTCGAGCTGATTTCATTATTGTAAGCTCATCATATTTATCACTTACATTCCTTGTTGCGCCAATTGTATAAATTCTTGACATTTTATTGATAAATCTGCGAGTTATGTTTGCCTCTATTGGTGGTATTTCTCTAAATGCAGCACCCGCAAACATCCTATGTATATAGTTTGCTGTATTATTACCATTATAGTAATCAAGTAGCTTTTCTATATGATCTTCTCGCTTTTTTGCATTATGCAATTTTAACTCTTTTATTGATTCTTGTATTAAGTCCATCATCGCTTAATTATCTTAACCTCCCTGTTCTTTATAGGAAACCTATTTATGAAAAAATATCTAACCATATCACAACCATGATCGTGATAACCATCTTTTAAACTCTCTGGTTTTAAATCACCTGTACTCTCAGGATACCTCAGGCTCTCTAAATCCTCCTGTATTCCCTTGCAATGCTCATCTATGTGAAATCTACGACTGCCATCTGCACTCTCAATAAAAGACCTTACATGACTTTCACCAGAAGGCTTATTTCTGGAAGTCTTATCCCTTACCGATTTAACAATAATACCATTTCTGCGAAATATTTCTATATCTCCAAGACCTGATTGCCCCTGAGCTTGCATACCCGCAGGATCACCGTAATATTCCATTACATGATATTTTTTTGCTTTAATCATTTCAATTAAGGTGTCTGTTTTAATATTCTCTTCGTGTATAATTTCATCTACCATGTTAATATGCGAGATACCTGCGACTTTATATACTTGAAACCAACCCACAGCAGGCATACGATAACCAAAATCAATAGCACAGTAAGTCGGAAAATTACTATTGTAGGGATAATGACCAACATCAAGATTCCTATCAAAAGGATAAACTCTACCAGCGAACGAAGTGAACTTTGCCCCATATTCTTGATCAAATACCTCCTTTGACATATTTCTTTTACGCTCAACAATAACTGGGTTATTAATTCCATCAGGATAAGCATGGTGATTTTCCCAAGCAGGTGCTGTATGAGATTCCCACATATTATCAGATTTACCTAAAAGATACTTATCATATACCCAATTAAAACCCTGAGGCGTTGTGATAAAAATTGCCTTTCCGTTCCTTCTACCTACAGCAGGAGAAATATACATATCCCAAATGTCTTCTTTCATCTTCGCAGCCTCATCTAAAACTACAAGGTCATACTCATCTCCTACAAGTGAATCTGGATTATCCGCAGAAAGACCTTCTATTGAACTTCCCCACTTAAATCGGACATATTGGTCTTTTTCAGAAGATTTAACTACCTCGTTCTTATTAGGAAGTACCATAGTGCGCCATATCTCGTCGAATAAAAGCTTGGACTTCTTATATGAAAGTCCAACAAGTGCCACTTTTTTATTAGGCATGGAAGCGACAAATGACGCTTCTTTTGCAGATGCAAAGGTCTTTCCATAGCCTCTGCCACATACAATTACAAAAAACCTAGAAGTTTTCTTTTTTGGGAAGTGCAGCATGGATTGACCTTTGTGAGGCTGATAGCCCATGAAGTCAAACCATTCTCTTTTATATGTCGTGAGATTGCTATTCAAATCTTTATTTTATTTCAAGCCTTACTTTAATTAATTACGGAAAGTATTGTAAATACTTGCAATTATATTCTTTTCAAATTTAAGTTATAATGTTTGAAACATACAACAATTTGAATAAAAGGAGAGATATGTCCGAAGAAAAAGTACAAGAGAACGTACAAGAAAGTCTTGATATTAAGACAGAGAATAATCCAGAAACTGCCGATTCTGGTTTATTGCAGGAAGTAATGGCTAAAAAGGCTACAATTAAAGAATTGCAAGCTAAATTAGGAGAATACGAAACTGCACAAGAAAAAACAAGGCAAAAACAATTAGCAGAAGATGGAAAAAAAGATGAACTCATAGCTGAATTAAATCAGAAAGTTGAGCATCTGTCAAGTGAGCATACTCGTTTATCTAAATATGAAGATGATGAGAAAACATCGCTTATCGCATCTATTGCTGCTGATGAAGCGGAAGCAGAACAGCTTTCAAAGGAAAGTCTTTCTACGCTTCGTTTACTTAAAAATAAGATTGCTACCAAATCTACTGATACTCCAACTGCAAGAGGTTCTGTTGGGAAGCAACCTCCTCCTGATTTTACAAAAATGGATGCAGATGAGCGCAAGAAGAATTGGAAAAGCATTTTACAACAATATCAAAAATAATTAGCCCTGCTTGAAGATCGAGAGATAGCTGATAGAGGGTAAAAATCTAGGAGAAAACAATGGCTTTTAGCGGTGATCCAACTAATGTTAATGTCCACTCTGGTGGTACGGGTAAGAACTCTTATCCTATAGCAGACCAGTTTGTGCCTGAGGTATGGGGGCAAGCTGTTTTAGATGTATTCCAGCAAACAATAATGATGGATAATCTTGGTGTAGATTTGTCTACAGATGTTTCACAGGCGGGTGATGTAATTCATCTACCACATATTGGCGTACCAGCTCTACAGGCAGTTACACATGGCGAAGAAGTAGCAGTCGATATAAGTGGTAGTGGAAGTGAAACGCAAACTGATCTAACTATAGACCAATATAATGTTTCATCTGTATATGTTCCTGATATTACAAAGGTTCAATCAAATTATGATTTGATGAGCATCTATGTAAAACAGTTAGCATATGCCAATGCAAGAGGTTTTGATAACTTCATGCACTACCAAGTAGCGAAAAACTTTGAAACTTTACTTTCAAGTAATACTGGTGTAGTGGGTGCAGATGCTAACCTTTCAATGCACGTTCTTATGACAAGTGCTGCATTAACTCAAGGGAATTTAACCTCACTTATGGGTTTAATTCTTGGAGAAACTGGCTCAACAGAGGGATGGCATCTAGTTCTCTCTCCTGACACTTATGCAAATCTTAATGCTTTAACTGAATATGCACAAGGAACACAAGGCGCACCTCTTGGTGCAGAGTGGGGCAGAACTGGTAATGCTGGCTCAATACTTGGTATGCCTGTATGGGTTGCTCAATCACCATATATGGGATCAGCGAATAGTGGTGCTACTGTTGCTGCTGATGAAAGTAAAGGTATCCTTCAAGTTACGACTCTTGATGACTCAGGTACAGATAACGATGATATCGTATATGGATATGCAATACATGAAAGTGCCTTATATTATGCTTTCTCAAGAAAAGCTAAAATAACAGCTACTTACAGACACGCATATTTATCTACACTTGTTACTTGTGAATCTGCTTATGGTGCGGCTATTAGAAATACCGATGCCGATGGAAACCGAAGAGTATTTGCATTAGTAGACTACGAATAAATCGTAGTTGATTAAATAATAAAGGGGGATACTAGCCTATCCCCCTTTAAATAAGGAGGTCTGTATGGCAAAAGAAGAATTTAGATATTATACTAATCGGACAAAGATAGTCCATAAGCGCAAAGAATCTTGGTTTAACAATGCGGCAAAAGAAAAACTTTATTCTGAATCGTTTAAGAGGGTTAAGGGGATGGATGATCTAACACCTTTTGAAATATCAAAGCCAAAACCCAAAGCAAAACCCAAAGCAAAACCCAAAGCAAAACCCAAAGCAAAGCCAAAGGCAAAGAAAAAGAAATGATGCCTGATTTCAAAGCACTTGTTGATAGAATCGCTCAAAACGAGGGATTTAGAAGTAAAGTTTACAAATGTAGCGAGGGAGTGGATACTTTTGGTATCGGCTTCACTTGGATTACAGAAGAAGAGTCGATGCACATCTTAGCAGGTCGTGTATCGGATTTACACTTAGATTTATTAGATGACATAGATTGGTATTCAGACCTACCTCCAGAAGTGCAAGGCGTAATAATCGAAATGTGCTTTCAAATAGGTAAGCGTGGAATGCTCAAGTTCAAAAAGATGATAGCCAACATGAAGGAGAAAAACTGGAAAGATGCAGCAGAAGAGATGAAAGACTCTCTTTGGCATCGCCAGACTCCTCAAAGATGTGAGAGATTGGCTACTATCGTCGCTGAACACGGATAGGTGGAAGAGTGGATTGGGATAGCAGAACGGTTCGGCTTACCCGTCGTGATGCTTCTCGGTATGAGTTATGCTCTTGTACAGCTATTCAAGTGGATGGCGAACGACTTGATGGCTCAGTTACAGCGCAATGAAGAAAGAATTGAAAACATTGTGGTTAAACTTATTGACAATTCTAAAAAAGAGCGTGAGCAAAATCGAGAACATTTTAACTCGATCTTCCAAAGACTGGATTCCTTAGTTGATGTACTTGTTAAGCTTTCGGGTAATGGGTTAAAGAAATGAATAATAGAATAAGCGATAAAACCAGTTTAAATATAAGCCTTCCTATGATAATACAAGTTGTAGGATTTATATCAGCTATGGTATGGGGATATGGTCAATTAACAACTAGAATTACATTTGTAGAAAATAAATCTAAAAGAAACACTCAAACGATAGACGAGATGAAAGCTTTACAAGATGCTCCAATACCATCAGACGTAAGACAAGATACTGAATTGAAAAATATCAAAGCCGAAATTAATGGTATTAATGATGATTTAGAATATATTAAAAGGAAAATGTATGGCAATTGATGTAGATCAGATGAAAGCACAAAGAGCAAGGGATATACGTATAATGCGAGATAAGGCTGCTGTTTCTATTTCTAGATGGGCGCTACCTACGATTATTTTATTATTTGCAGGTTTGGTTGGCAGTATCGTGTTTATAAAAGATATGTCAGCTATTGCTATTATATCAGCCGCTACATCTTCAACATCTATGGCTTTAATATCAATTTTAAATACAATGACAGGGCATAAGGACAAAGAAGACCCGATTGTATCTATTATTAAAGGTTATTCAGATCAAAATGCTGCCTTAATAGAACTTGTTATTAAAGAAAAGTCTAAATCACAAAGCATTAGATTAGGTGATAAAGAAGTAAGTTTAACTGAAGGTTCAACCAATATCCACGTAAGTGATGATGATGTGGTATGGGGCAAGGATAAGAAGAACAAATGACAGACGACATAATCAATATAGTTCAAACATTAGGCTTTCCTGTGGCAGTTTCTATTGGTTGTATGTTGATGTTAGGGTGGGTAGTAAAATATATATTAAAAGATAAGGTTGAGGACACTTTAACTAGATTTGATTCTAGGCATGATCATTTATTAAAAGAAATAGATGAGATTAAGAAAGAAATGCACCTTCGATTTGACCAAGAAAGAGATGATACGGAAAAAATTAAAAAATGGTGTAGTGAAATCAAGAGTGATTTAAAAGTTTATATTGACTTAACAATGAAGGGGAAATAATGAAAAAACTAGGAACATTCCTACAGAATTTTGCTATGGATTATGTTATGAAGTATTTAAAGAATAACAAAGCCGATGTAATAAAAGCTGCAAATAAAAAAATAAACCTTCCAATTCTCGACGAGAAACAAGAAGCAGAATTAATGGAGGCTGTATATGAGGTTGTAATTGATGTTGTTGGGGGTATTAAAAAGTAATGTTTCCTGCTTCATTTGCACCTACAATATTGAAATTAATTGCTCCTAAATTACAGGAGAAAATATCTAGTCATTTAATGAAGGTATTTAAACTTGAGAAAGTTTTAGAGTATGTAGAAATGCCAAATGAATTAGATAAAAAAGTAGAAAAATTAGAAGCACAAGTAGAGATGTTAAAAGAAATGATAAAAGATGGCAAATGATTTAAAGTTTCAAGAAGGACAAGCTCCAGTAGATGAACATCTTCGACCTATTAAGGTTGATGATGAGATGACTGCTATTGAAACAGCTTCACACGGAAATGGTGCAAGAGTTAATGGTGATTTACAGATAACAGGACAAGTTCCAAAATTAAGTGCAGGAAGAGTTGAAACAAATACGATTGAGGGTGATTCTGATATGACAATATCAACACCTAATGGCGATATTACTTTAGTTCCTGCAACAGGGCAAGACGTACATATTAAAAGTTCAGCAGTAACAATGACTTTGAATAATGGTGCTACAGGAACTACATCTATTAAGCAGATGAGCCTAGTAAATACAGCAGATTATTCAATATTGAAAACAACTACAAATGGTGCAACTACACTAGAAACAGTAGATGCTGATGCGTCTTTGGCTCACTTAACCATAAAAGCAGATGGCGATATTACATTAAATCCTGTAGGTGAAGATATAGAAATACAAGGAAATGGAACAACTTATGCTAAATTATCAAAGACTAATTCTCAATTAATTTTTTATGAAAATGGTGGAGCTTCTACTGATGATTATTTAAGAATAAGATGTGTAGCTAATGGTGAAACAACTATAACAACTGTTGATGCGGCAGGTTCTGATGCTGACTTGATTATGGATGTAGATGGTGATATTACTTTAGATTCTCAAACAGGTGTATTTATTTCTAAAAGGGCAGGGGTTGAGTTTAGTCCTGCAAACTCGGCTTACGCAGGTATGATATTAGGATATACAAGGATACAGAATGATGGAACGAGTATAGGCGAGGCTCATATTACTATGGATGGAACTTTGACAGTATTGCAAACTGCATCGGGAACTAATGTCGGAGTAACTTTTGTTGCCCCACCATCAGGGAATGTTGAAATCACATTTAGTGCTGTTGTTTATGCAAGTAGTAAAACAATAGAATTTGCTTTATCAGATAATACAACTCATAATGAAATAGCTGAGGCTCATACTTATGATGCAGGTGTCGTAACATCGGATGAAACAGATAGAAATAAGGTCAATGTAGATTGGGCAGTAACAGGCTTAACAGCAGGTACATCTTATACTTATTATATATCGGGAGCAGAAACAGTAAGTGGGACATCTTATATTCAACATGGAAGAAATAGGACAACAGGTAGCCACTATCCTCCAATCATAGTAAAAGCTACAGCATTACCTGCAACAATAACAACAGGAGAATAAAATGCCAACATTTACAGGAAAAGCATTTGCTAATTTTTATAAAAATATACTAGGGTTGGATCAATCTAGTAATACTGGTGTAGGTACAAGCCCTGTTAGGGTGCAAGATGGTGAAGGTAAAAATACTGCTTTAAAGCT